CACCGTTAGCAGGGATCACGCATGATGATTGTGCATTACCTGTTGTTGCTGAGCCAGTACCGTTTTGAATTTCAGCTAAGTTTGTACCAACAATAGTTGCATTAGCACCAACTACTACTGTAGGAGCGCCTGAAACTGTTAGTGTTACTTTGAATTCAGCTGATGCATCAACAACTACGTAAGCAATAGCGTTAGTAACGCTAGTACCTGGATAGTATTGAGCTTGAACTGTTTGACCTGATGAATTGGTATATTGAAAACCAGTTGCAACACCGATAATAGTACCGGAAGTTGTAGCGCCTGATAATTCAATTGTGCCGTTCTGTACGATTTTAACTGAAGAACCGTTGTAGATTGGAGTATTGTACGAAGCGCCGATTGGGATCTGTAAAGTTGCCCCGGCGTACGGAATACCGTCATAACGATTAACTGGTTGAAAACCGTAAGGACTGTTAATGGTTGGATATGCCATTTTATTCTCCTTATAAGTTTATATTATTTACCTTTACCGAATGAAGTCGTTGCTTTTGACTCTGCAAAGAGAGGCATACGAGGATCATTCTGTTTCATAAAGCTGTTGTCAACTGCATCGGCTTGCTGTTTTGATTTATTCTCATAGTAAGCTTTACGTTGTGCAACGAACTCTTCTGGAATCTTGCATAATAATAGTCCACCAATTTCAACGCCTTCTTTAAAGCGAGAGTTTTGGTCAACCATTATTCTCATTTCAGGGTGGTCCGCTAATTTAACGGGTTCCCATCCTTCACGCATCTTAGAAGAAACATTTAGATTATCAGCGTCGTTAAGAAGACTTGTTCTAATCCATCGATAAGCCCAACCAGGTACCTTTTTAAACTCAGGTAGTAATGATGCAGGTTTCCAGCTATCAGGTCTTTGAAATTCTTCTCTTGTTTGTAATTCACGATCTTGTCTGTTGTTATCCATTTGCGTTCTCCAATTTTAAAGTTTCTCTTGCATATTGCTCCGGTGTTAGACCAAATTTCTTGGCTAACGCTACTTGTGTCTTCGTCAATCGTACTTTTTTAGGCGCGGTACTACGCGTTGCCGGGGCAACTACAGTCGAAGGTTTTGTGCGCTCGGCGGGTTTTTCCTCGTCTAGCGTTGCATCCCCAAAGTATTCTGGGAATCGTTTCTGCATCGTACCATCGATACGACGATAATATTCGTCAGAGGTAGGACTGATCCCGCTTCTAACTAATTTCTCATGTAAGCCTAATGCAAGGCTTGTCATTTCTTCATCTTGTCCAAACCATTCATTCTTTTCTTGCCAAGCAAGAGCTTTATTATCTGGTTTAAACGGTTGATTTTGATTTTGTTGTATATATACAGGATTTTCTGGCTCTTGTAAAGTATTTTTAAATCTAGGCTCATATTGTTGAGCTTGAGATAGGCGCATTTGCGCGTCATTCATACGTTGTTGAGCATCGATAATTCGATCAGTTTCACCTGCATTATACGCCTCACGATAATCTCGTTTAGCTGAATCTAATTGCTGTTCTAGCGAATTTTTAAGCGTCTGAATATAAGTTTCTTCACCACTTGTTAAAGTAGTTTTTAACCTTTTATTTTCTTCCGCAATTTGCTGGGCAAATCTAATTGCTTCTTGTCTTTCACGGTCAGCAGATTCTTTAGCACGTCTTTCGTCATGCCAAACTTTTTTAAGCTGAGCCATACGTTGTTTAACACGTTCAGAATAATCTTCTAGTGTGTCATTTTCTAGTTCTTCGACTTTTTCTTTAGGTAAAGGTTCTTTACCTCTATCGGCAACAGGAATGTCATCGTCTGTAATTTCAAGATCAATGTCGTCTGCTTTTGTTTCTATTTTAACTTCGTTTTTCTCACTTTGAGTGAAAACTTCTTTTTCTTCAGCAGGTTTAGCCGCTGGTATTTCGTCATCATCTGGATATTCAAAAACAATATCTCCATCTTTTACGTCAGCCATATATTACTCCTTATGCGCGAGTGTAGCCGCGAGGATCTTCAACAACCCCCTCAACCGTATCGTCGTTAATAATGCGGAATTCTCTTCCGTGGATTTTAAATCTTGTACCTGCGTATGCACGTGTCAAAACAAAATCACCCTCTTTACACCATGGACCTGTAGGAAATCTAACTTCATCTTTATAAGCTAAGTCACCTACTTTTACTACAAATAAAACTACAGTCGAATGTTCCTCTATAGATTTAGCACCTGCTGCTTTAACAATGCCGCCTTTATATGTTTCCTCTGCTTCTGGAATTGCACATAAAATTCTATAGCCTTTTGGTTCTGGAAGCTGTAAGCCTCTTTCTTCAATCGGTATATCTTCTGCATCTACTTCATTTACTGTTGGAATAATAATCGGTCGGCCATTAGCATCAACCAAGTTCTTATTCATCGTAAGGATTTGTTCACTCATCTTCAAACGTCTCCATTCTTTGTGCGAGGTCTTTAATCAAACTTTCTGCTACGGATAAACCTCGAATATATCCGGTCATATTTTGGTACGAAGCAAAATCTTTTGCCGCTCCGTCTCCTAAATTACTTAAAACTGTTTTGCGCTGATCATCTATTCGAGACAATAATAGTTCTAGCGTTGAGTCCATGTGTTACTCCTTAGGTTGTTGATTCCTTTGTTGCATCATTTGTTTTTCTCTAATTGAACGTTCTTGTTGTTGACTTACTGCTTCAACCCCAATTTTTGTACCTTCTAACAACTGTTTAGCTTCCAACTGTTTATTTTCCATCATTGCATTAGCGCCTAACTGAGCACCAGCAATACGTTCTTGTGATTCAATTCGCATCTTATCAAGTTCAAGTCTAGCTTGTTCTACTTGAATATCTGCTTGAGTTTTTTGCTGTTTGATTTGTAGATCCTGTGCTTTAAGTTGTAACTCTTGTTGTTGCATTTGAATAATTGGATCTTGTTGCTGTTGTTGAGCTTGCTGTTGTTGCATTTCAGAAGCAGATTTAGCCGAAAGTTTCTTAGCCGCTTCAGCCATAACTTTAGATAATTCAAACTCTATGTCTTCTGGTAATGTTTCATCAGGTTTAGGTAGTGGAACCCCTAATTGTTCTTCAAGTTGTTTTCTATATTCAAATGCTACGTGCTCATTAATATGTGCCATAGCTGCTGCTTGAATAGCTTGTGCTTGAGGGTTCTGTCCCACCATTTGTAGTATTTTAGGATCTTGCATAGCTGCCATATGAACCGCAATATGTGCTTGATGGTCTTGATAAATAAATGCTTTAACAGGTTTACCATTAATAATATTCATATTTTCAGATACAGGATCTTTTGGTTTTTGATCATCCGCACTAGGAATAAGTTTACCGATATTCTTAATACCTAATACTTCTAACATCTGTTTATTAAGTTCTGGTAAATCGTAAATCTGTGGATATTGTTGTGCCATTTGCATAACAGCTTGATACTGTACAACTTTTTGTGACATTGTAGCAGCGTTTGGATCACTGACTGGAATGACATCTACGTTATCGTAATCAGATTGTTTAGCACGTCTATCACCTACTTCAGGATCATATGAATACTCTGTTGGTGTGTAATCACGAATAATACCTTTAAGTAATTTAAACTCTTGTTTCATTGCATAGTAAATACGCGCTTGTACTGCACTCATTACTTTGAGAGTTCTTTCTAAGATAGCTAATGTAGTACCCACTGGGCTGTTAGCAGACATATCTGATACTTTCATATCAGCCGCTGATGCAAAACGTCGTCCTTCTTCAATGATTTGATTCATTAATTGGTTTAGAACTTGGCTTGGCTCTTTATATGGAAGCGGTAAGATGTTGTCACGCACTGCACCACTTGGTACATCTACGTCACGCCATTCACCTGGTGCAATCGGTGTATCATCGCCTTTAATTCGTAGACCACGAGACTTAAGACCGCCTGGTAGATTTGCTAGTGTACCTGCATCAACTAACTGACGAAGTATCATTGTGCCTGACTTAGCAAACGCACCTATTAAATGAATTAAACCGAAACAGTAGAAACCAAATCCTGGAATATATCCGTAGTGAACAAAGTGTTGGCGTTTAGCTTTTAATTTATCATCAGGATTCCAATTACGACGAATAGCTAAAATTGTACCTGTGCCTTTTTCAATCGTTATTACATAAGGTAGTGCAATGCCGTCTTCACTATCACCATTTTCTAAATCAAGATTAACATGCATCTCTAAGATTTTATATCTGTCATCTTCTGTTGGATTGAAGCCTAACTTTTCTGCAATTTTCTTTTCAGCTTCATCGATGTCTAAGTATGGCTCACCTAAATCCACATCACGATAAAAACCCGCAACTTGTAATTTATGTAATTCATTTTTTGTTTTGCGCATCACATGAGTAACACGTTCTGCTGTTTCTAAATTAGACGCGCCGTATGGAACTACGATATCCTCTGCAGGAACATACATCGATACTTGGCGTTCAATGTTAGGATCGTAATAAACTTTTTTAAATGAGTTACCAGATAAACCTAGTCCCCATAACATGCGTTCATGTTCAGGTCTATACTCAGGCATCATATCCGTGAGTTGATAATTCATATCATCTTTTACACGCTCGGCAGCGTCTTCTTTTTCTTTTGTTTGCTTGCCAACAATTACTGTTTTAACTGGGCCTGCCGCTGGAAATGTCTCCATCATAGTTTCAGCTTGGAATTTAACCAGCGCTTCTGTCATCAAGGGGTGGTATACATTGCATGCCCCAGGCCACGGTTCTGTTCTGTCTTCTACTTTTAAGCCTAGTAACTCTAAGCCATCAACATATGTAGTTAACCAATCTTTTCTAGAATTAATATCGGCATCGTATTCACCAATTAAATCGCCTGACAACTCAGTCAACTGACCTTCGTCCATATCGTCTGCTAAGTTTGCATTGAATTCATCATCTTCTTCTTTACCAGGCACAATAGTAATTTCCATGCTACCGTCATCAAGCGTTACACTCTCTGGGTTTTCAATTTCAATACTTAAATCAGGTTGACCCATTGCTAATTCTTCTAGGCCTTGAGGCGCTTGTGCTAAACTTTTATCTATATTGTCTGCCATATTATTTCCTTATATTGCGTATAATCTGTTTCGAGAACTTCTAAACCCTGGTATATCTTCAGGCTCGTCACTAGGTAATCTAATAAACCCACCTTGTCTGAACCGCATCAATGCTAGTGTTGTGCTATCCACCAAGTCATCATTAGCACCACTAGGAAAATCATTACACTCTTCAATAACTTCTTTAGCCCATCGTCTATCAGGCGCCCATACTATACCACTTCTAAACAAATCTGAAATTGCGTTGACTCGACTAATCTTATCTTGTCCTTTACCAGGTGTGAATTCACCAATAGGCAAACCCATCCTACGCATTTCTTGATAAAGTGCGGCACCGTTAGATTTCTTTTCGACCATGAATGCATCTGGCTCCCAGTCTTTGTACTCACGGAGTACCATCTCTTTGAGCTCTGGAAACTCAAGTCGTTCTTTGATTGAATTTAATAGTATTATATTATAGTTATTGGTTTCTTCGTTAAAAAAGACGCCCCAAGTGGTGAGCGCATTGTAGTCCGCTCTATTATTTGCCTCCTGGGCAGCATCTAAACTCATAATAGTGAACTCACACTGAGGAGGATCTTCCTCTTCCCATATCTTCCACCATTCTCTTTTAATTAACGCACCTTCTTCTGATACTGGATTTTGTAAATACTGTGAGTTCCAATACCTTACATCTAACGCAGCTTTCTTAGCTAATAACTCTTTTAACGGCCAGAACTCAGGCCATAATGACGCTTCGTTGCCGTCTTTGTCTTCAATAATTGCTGGAAATTCAACCACTTCCCACTCATCTACACCTTCTTGTTTGATCATTTGATTCACTATCTGACCCGTCAAGTCAAGCTTAGACCACCTCGTCATCACTACAATAATCGCACCACCCGGCATAAGACGTTGTAATGGACCAGACTGAAACCACTCCCAAGCAGGCAGAAAAACATCCGATCTACCCAACTTGGCGTCTTGCTCGGAGTGTGGATCATCAATGATAAACAAATCAGCCCCGCGACCAGCGAGGGCACCACCAACACCAATTGCGAAATATTCCCCATTAAAATTTGTCCCCCATCGTGACGCCGACTTACTGTCAGCTTGTAGTTCTACCTGTGGGAAGATATCTTTGTAAGCATCACTACCCACCAAATTTCTAACCCGACGACCAAAATTAACAGCAAGGTCAGCCGTATGCGACGCCATAATAACTTTCTTATGAGGGTATTTGCCAAGAAACCAGGCTGGAGCAAGATAAGAGATAAGCTCACTCTTCCCGTGCCTCGGAGCAATATTAACAATAACTCGTTTCTTCTCGCCTTTCGCAATTGCTTCAAATATGTTAGCAAGTTTCTGATGATGCGCCCCTATCATGTACCCTGGGTATACATGTTGTATAAAATCTAAAAATGTTTCTTTGCCCGACTTCTCGACGACCTTACCTTTATACACTTTAAGAAGTTTTTGAAGTCTAATTTTTTGCTCTTCATCCGCGTTGGGAAAAAGGGCTTCTAGTTCTTCAATTTCTTTTTTAGTGATCGTGTATTTTGGTTTCGCTTGTGCCATCTTCTATAATTTCTGCGTCTATAATTTCAGATTTTGCTTTTATCAATGCTTTTTGTTTTAGTTCGCTTAACATGGCTAGAAGCTCGGTCTCAACTTCTTCCATCGTCTCGTGTTTGTGTGTAATTTCTGTCTTCTTCTTGAATGCGTCTACACCGTCTATCTCGCCTATACTCCTTAGCGCCGCAATTTTCTCTTTTGCATTATCAGTAGACTCAACGACCTTAACGAGGTTATTTAAAACGTATAATTTGTAGTCAGCGAGTTGTTTTGTAAGCATGCAGTTTGTTTGTGCGACCATGCCTGCCAACACGGCCATCGTTTCATTAGGATAAATACCAAATTCAGGTTTTAAGTCTGGGTTCTGCATCATTTCTTTCGCTAACTCTTCTGCGTCTTCTACATCGCTATAACCGGGTTCTATATTTTCATTCTTAATGTCCGCAATTTCCTTGATTGTCTTAGCCCGCATATTTAATTCGTCAGCCACACTCATGTCAGGCATAGCATCTTTAGAGTCTTTGGGCAAGGGCACATCGTCTTCGATGTTAGGTACGATAATAACGTGGGAACTACCGCTATCTTGTTGATTTTTATCAGTATTTGGCATTTGCATGTGTCGCTGATACACCTTTTGGAAATTATTTGCAGCTAATTTTTTTATTTTAACCTAGTTTCATCTTATTTGCATAGTCTTTTGGTAGAATAACTATATGAAAACCACGTTAACTAAGAAGAATTTAGAAATTTTGTACAACATGGCGTGTAAAATGCCACCTTTTAATAGACTTCCTATGCCTAAGTCAGACAAAGTTAAGTTCCGTGTCATCAAAAACCCTACTATATATGGCTGTTTTGACGAAGTAGACATGGCAATTGAGATAAGTTCTGGTTCTTGTGGTCACTTCATTACTATTTTCCAAACCCTCCTCCATGAAATGGTTCACTTAGCTCTCTACGTTCGAGGCGATGATGACTTCGATCAACACGGGGCTAAATTCATGCGTATTAAAGACGTCTACTCCGAGTTATACAACTTCGATCCCAAAGCAATTTAGATTTTATTTCCTTTTTTTAGGTTTTCTACTGCTGTTACTATTTGTAGATTAGATGGTGTATGCAGCCCTGATACTATTTCGCCTTGTAGTGGGTAGATATGATCTACATGCCATTTAATTCCTGTATCAATTGTTCTTTGTATAGCTTCAGTATATATTTGTTTTATTTTATTTATGTCTTTTTTAGTAATCCATTTAGGAGTGCGTTGCAATTTACTTGCTCTATACTTAACTCTTTTAGCAGCTCTTTTTCCGGCATTCTCAGGTTTATTCCAATATTTTTTAGTTGCTTGTCTTATAGATTCTTTTATTTCCTCTACAGTTCTAGTTGATTTTGGTCTGCCTCGTTTGCCATATTTCTGGGTTTTCTTACGGGCTTCGTTTTTCCTTAGCCTGCGACATTCAACACAATCTTGGCTGCCTACATACCTAGTATTACCATGACCATATTTACAGGGTAACCCCTCATATCGTGGTTTGCCTTCTGCTTTAGCTCTAAGTCTAGGGGTATCGTATTTCATGTTTTGTATAATATCATAATGTGGGGGGTGGGGCAAGTTTTTTACATTTTTTTGTAGAAATTTTTTTTGATGACCCTGTTTATTTGATAGGGGGTAGGTTCCCATATTTGACTTTTTGTAGGATCGTTCGTGCAAGTTTAAGTATAAGAAAGAAAAAAGAATTATTACTTAGTTTTTGGGGGGTCGGGGCTGGGTAGGGTCCGGCCGGATAGGGTTTACCAGGTAACCTGGATCGAGGCCCGATAAAATAATTAATTAAATAGTAAAATAATACTTGACAAATAAAATAATAATATGTATCCTTGATCCTGCAGTATTTAATTAATTCTAAAAAGGGTCATCAATATGAATAATCATTCAATAGCACAATCGATAACCGATAACGTTATCAAGGCACTCGAAGCAGGCACAGCACCATGGGTAAAGCCCTGGAATAGTAACGGCATCGATGCACCATTCAATCCAATATCTAAAAGATATTACAACGGCATCAACTTCATTCAGCTATCAATGATGCCTGGATCTACTCACAACTGGGTTACATATAAGCAAGCGCAGAGCGTTGGAGCTCAGGTGCGCAAGGGTTCGAAGGGAGTGCATGTGATCTACTTCAGTCCGCTCGAAGTCCAGGATCGAGTTACCAATGAAGTAAAAAAGATTCCAATGCTTAAGACCTACACTGTATTTAATGCGGATCAAGTCGACGGCCTGGAGTTACCTGCACCGACTGAGCGCACCATGAATGAATCAATTGCATCATGCGAGGCATTCATTAAAGCGCAACGCGCAGAGATTAAGCATGGAGGCAACCGCGCATTTTATGTACCTTCAGCTGACTATATTCAGTTACCGGAGCTCGATCAATTTAAATCAAGCGCGGATTATTATGCGACTTCATTGCATGAGTTATCACACTGGACTGGACACGAGTCACGATTGAATCGAGATTTCTCAGGCCGTTTTGGTAACGAGGCTTATGCCTTCGAGGAGCTAGTCGCAGAGCTCGGATCAGCAATGTTATGCGCTCACAATAAGATCGATGGCCAGTTACAGCATGCATCATATATAGCTAGCTGGCTCAAGGTGCTTAACGATGATCCCAAGAATATACTCAAGGCTTCAGCACTAGCACAAAAGATCCTGGACTATACAACTAAATCAACTATCGAGGAGGCAGAGGAGGCGTAAGCCTCCCTGGAGTTATTATGCAATTTTTTCAAGGCGATGAAGTTTTTTATAAAGATATCGATGATGACATATCAACCGGCTATTATGTAATACGAGAATTTATAACCGATGAAATAGTTTTATTGTGTGATAACCACGGGCGCGAACTCGAGGCTTTTTTAACTGAGCTATCTTAATTAAAAGGAAATCAATCATGAGTATCTATGAACAATATTTTGACGGTAGAAAACCAAGCGAGAATCAAGTGATCGAGGCCATTAAACGTGGCCTCTCACGTGGTCATTATCAATTCGAGATAGCCTGGGGAGAGAACATGGTCACACTTGAGAAGGGTAGATCCGGAGTCAACCAATGGATCGGCTGGGGCTGGATCAAGAATATATCCGGCTCGGACTTAGCGGATCAATTTAACCGGGAGGGTATATGAATTACTATGCAATCACTGAGTCAATGGTATGGGATCTAGATCAACGGGCGTCCAGGGAGGACGCTCAAGATTATGCCGTGGATCAATTCAATATACACCAGGCTCCATTCGGTTATCTTATTCTTAACGAGGCAGAACTCAGGGAACTCATCCGGCTGGGTTCCAAAAGGTTAGAAGCTCAGGGCGTCTTTTGACGCCTTTTCTTTTATGGGGTAGAGAACTGGTCTCAAAGCTAATCGCTCAGTCCAATTTTATTATGCGTGGCTTTCCCGCGTGGTCATGACTTTATTTATAACTTGACAAATAAAATTAAACAGTGTATTTTAACTATGTAACTTTACTAATGAGAGGATATTATGCAAACCATGCCTATTAAGTTTTTTATAAAAGACGCGATCAACATCGCGGGATCATGTACCAAAACTAAGAAAATGCCTAGCCTATCTTATTCACTACCCGCTAAAGAATGCATTACAGGGTCAAAACTTGTGAATGTCAAGGGTTCAGTATGCGAAGGATGCTATGCATTAAAAGGTAATTATCACAGGTTCAAAAGCAACATAGAACCCGCTCAATATAAAAGGCTTGAATCAATAACAAAACCTGACTGGGTTAAAGCTATGGTTAAGTTAATAGGTAATAAACCCTATTTTCGATGGCATGACTCAGGGGATCTTCAGAGCGTGGATCATCTTTACAAAATAGCTACCGTAGCAAGACAAACCCCTAAAACTTTACACTGGCTACCTACCCGCGAATATGACATTGTAAAGAATTTTGTCAAGAACCATGAAGTACCTAGTAACCTAGTCATAAGAATGTCAACGATGATGATCGACCAACCCGCCAAGTTGCCTAAATCATTACAAGGCTTTACTAACATCCTGACCTCTACCGTACATAGTAAACAAGAACTCACTGGGTTTAAATGCGTAGCACCTAGTCAAGAGGGTAAATGTGGAACTTGTCGTTCATGCTGGGATAACAAAGTTGACAATGTAAGCTACCATGTTCATTAAGTCTTTTAACCTAGTTTTATCTAGCCCTCAAGAGAGGGCTTTTTTATTTTCTATGCCTGACTATTTTACTCAAGTATTTTACATTGTAGGGACTATGTCCTGACAAGGAGGGAGAACTGGTTTCAAAGCTAATCGCTCACTTGGTCAACCTTGTTCCAACGATGTTCCCAAAATTGTTCCTGTTTTTTATCTCGTAAGTGCTTGATTTTATTCATTTGTTCCATGTTCCACCTCGTGCAAATAGGGGGGTGTCCGAAGTCGACGAAGTTAGGAATCAAGAGACCATGTAATGCAGTGAGCAACATCGTTGACCTTGCCAATCACTCGTTTTTTAGGGCAGGAACATGGAACATTGCTTAAAAAATAACCACTTGTTAAGTAATAATAATAATATAATATATAATATAATCAAAGACTTACAACACTTTTTCCCATCTTAAAAACCCTCGTTCTTGTTCTATTAGTAAACTTAACCCATTTTAGAACATGGAACATTTAAAACGAGGTCAAACTTGGCAAATAACAGGGTCAATCACACACAAAAAGAGAACAGAATCCAAAACAAAACCCAAACTAAAACCTAACTTATTCGCCAAGCGACCCTAACTAAAATAAATCCACCAAGCAAGAACCATGCCAAGTTAGTAAAGTAAACAAAAATAAATATGAAGAAATAGTAAACAAATACTTTACAAACATAAAAAAGGCGAGTATCGTTTTCTACATGGCAACGAACAAAGCAATACCGAAAGCCATACTAAATTAGTCAACATTAACGAGGAGAGCAATATGTTAGATGTCAAAGTAAAAGGTTTATTCGATGTGTTAAATGTATGTGTAGGGATAAATGGCAATGACTTGGAAACAACCATGCAAATAGAAGTATTTGATTTAGACCAAGAAGACCAAGACAAGATGACAAAGATTATCACCAAGCACCTAGAAAAGATGTCAGCAGGTGATCTACTTCGTAAACTAACTAAAGCATAGGAGGCAGTATGAAAAAGTTTGAAGTCACAATCCCAAAGAGAATTACCTTTTCAGAACTACATATCCACACCATAGAGGCAGAGTCGGAAGAGGAGGCTCTGTCTTTAGCCAAACAAGGTATGGGCGATGTTGAATATGACAACATGGGTGATTACGCAGTTGACTATGAATACGAAGACGAGATTGAAATCAAGGAGGTTGTATGAAAACAGAACAAATTTTAAAAGACGTGAATAGATTAATTAATGGCAATGTAAGTGATAAAGACAAGATCGAAATCATCGAGAGGCATTTTATTGATTGGGATATTTATGATGGTTTTTTAGAAGAACTAACCGATGGTGAGATGTTAGACATGATTTACCAAATGACATATAAGGAGGAAACACTATGAAAAAGTTTGAAGTATGGATACCTGAAAAAAGGGTAGAAGTAGTTAAAGTTTTATACACGATTGAGGCAGAGTCGGAAGAACAAGTTAGAGATTTAATGAAAGAGTATGAGTTTATGGATAAGGCAGAATTTGTAGAAACTAGAGAGAGCCAGTGGGGTGTTGATGTGGACGATGTTCACTACGATGACGCAGAGATTAAAGAGGTGACAGAATGAACTACACCATAAGCCCGATCATATACAAACTCTTTTTAAGACTGACACCACAACAACGAGCAGACTTTATAAAAGACTTAATCAAAATCAAGGAGGAAACACTATGAACTTATTTAACGAGATAGACCGAGTCACACGAGAGATATACACCGAACACAAAGACGACCATAAAGTATTGCCACTAGGTAATTACTCGGTATGGGTGGGTGGTTGCGAGGAACATACACACCTAACCTATCAACACGCAGTCGCAATCAAGAATGAATACATAGAGGACGGATATGACGATGTTGAGATTGATACTTACGAGGAGGACAAATGATGGGAATGTGGGCGAGACTACCTTTACGCGAAGTTTATTGGATATTTATGGTTAAAGAATCCAATGGGTTTTATCGTATGAGTGCTAATTGGTGTAAGAAAGAAGCTGAAACATGGGGTATTTATGGTCAGCAAAGTTATGAACGAGCCACAAGTAATTTAATTGCAACAATTAAACAAGCAAACAAAGCACACGCAAAAACATATTATTAATAACAAAGGAAAAACAAAATGGAAAACAAATTAGATTTTGATGAAGTATGTGACCTAGCTAGTAAAATTTATTGGGAGGTAGTAAATAAGTTTGACGCAGAAGACAAGTGTGTTATGGACGACCCCGATAACAAAGGAGGAACACGCAACACAGAGTTTGGACAAGAACTATATTACTTGATTGAAGACACGATCAAAGAATCAATTAACTACAAGGAGGAAGATGATGACGACAACAACGATAACTAGAGAAGAAATGATAGATAAATTATTAGAATATGATGTTGATAATTTTGATATTCGTGACCTTGCTGATTTATTTAGATATGGCAGGACAGGGTATGAGGATATGTCAGACGAAGAATTAAAAGATCAATCTGCACTTTTATTTGAGGAGGACGAAGATGATGAGTAAATTATATGGTGACGAGTATGCAAAGGTAGTATGGAGGGCAGAAGATGTTCAAGCATTAAAAAAAGATTGGTCACTACCAAGATGTGAAGAGTGGTTAGAAGGTAATGAAAGACATATATCCGACAGACTTATAGAGTTAGGTTGGGAAGTCATGGATACTTTATTACAAATGGAGGACGATGATGAATAGGGAAAAGATGATTGAGGCTTGTGTTAAACACGATACAGATTGGTTGCAAGATGGCGCAAGTAGGGCAGACATGGAAGACCTTATGAGAAATGGTTGGGAGGGTTGGGTAAATATGTCAGACGAGGCAATAAAGAGTCAATACGAAGACATCATGGGGGGTAGTTATGAGTAAAGCTAATCAGATATATAAGAATGTAATAGAGGCAATGCAAGAAGCTGATGAGATCGAGGGAGTGGAAGACCCACAAGAATATTTAAATCTCATGGAGGCAATACGATACGAGGTAGTTAAACGCTATAACAATTGTGCTGACCATATAGCATGGACGGCAGAAAGATTTGAACCCGCAAAGGAGGAGGTATGATGAGTGACATCTATATAAATGAAGCAACAGGAAAAAAGATTAAGGTTTATCAAGAGACATGGGTTCATGTATGGGACGATGCCGATGACAATTTAAACTTTTGGGATACGGCAAAAGGTGTCGCTGATTGGTGCATGGAAAGTGTAGAAGATGACTACACAGAATCAGGGGAACATGAGAAGTGTGAGTATTGTGGGGGTAATTGTTTCCACGAAGACGCTGAAGAGATTTGTGATGAATACGATGAAGACTCAATGGGATATTACTACGACTATAAAAAATATAAAAAATGCAAGGAAGCATACGACGATGAGGATTGGCTAGAAGTAATTGATGCGTCTGATTGTAGGTATTGTGATCATGAAACAGAAGAAAGATGGGTAGTTGAGGAGGTGAATGATGAAGCCAAAGTTTAGGGCGGGTATCGATGACCCACAGATATTTTTTGAGGAAGAGTTTATGGCACATCTATATGATCATTACCCGATCAATAACAACGATGTCTTACTTCACTACATGGAAGACGGAACATACTTTGAAAACTGGTTTCAAGATAAATACCCAGACGAGTGGGAAGCTGACAACAAAGCATGGGAAGAACATCAAGCAAGAGTTAGAAAAAACAGAGAAGAAGCGAAAGCGAGGGTATCAAAATGAGACTCGTGGCAGTAAATTGGTATGACGAAAGATTAGATGAATACTACGGACATGATAATCAAGGGTTTGTATATGGCATCTATCGATACGATACAGGGGAAGACTTCGCCACCGATGTGTCATGGTATAAGTCTGAAGAAGAACGAGATAAACACATAGGAAAAGGAAAACGATATGAAGCTAATTACAGGCACAGACATGATAGACAATTCACCTAATGAAAAAGCGGGGGAGTTGGCAGAGGCAATCTTTGACGATGTAGTATTTTTGTTAGACCTAGAAAGCAAATGCATTACAGAAGACGAAGATGGGAACTCATGCAACACAGAGTTAGGACAAGACTTATTTAATGGTATCTATGAACAATGTATGAACTACTTTGAAAAGGAGGCAGTATGAGTAAAGCAAAAAGTATAGTGTCATGGAAATTAAAAATGGATATAGAGTGGGACGATGGTGAGATTGAAGAGATTGATTTCCCCGAATACCTAGCAGACTATGTCGATGCGTATCTTACAGAGATAGAAGAAGAAAGAGCAAGAGAACAAGAAGAGGAGGAAGACTAAATGCAATTCTTAAAAGAACAAGACATAGATGAGTTTGCAAAATGTATGGGTGTAAATGTAGGGCAGTATTTTTTTGGACACCATGATTTTGGGGTAGATAAGGCAGAAGTAGAAGAGTATGAAACAGAGGCAGATGAGGTAGATGATGGCGATGAATCATTACTTACTTCTATCACAATAGAGTTTGCTATCACTCGTAATGATTACGATGAAGATGGGTGGCTTCGAGTTTCAAGAGGTTGCACTAGAACTTTTTATGAAGAAGACTTTGAAGAATTTTATGGGAGAACAGCATGAACGAAGAACTAGAAAGAGACCTAGACCCGCCGTTAGAAGACCCAAGAAATGTAAAAATAAAATCTTGGTGGATTACAATTAAATGGGACGATGGTAGAATAGAAGACCTAGCATTACCGGAAGCATTTAGACAAGCGGGTAAAGACATCGAGGGATACTTAGATGAAGTTGAATACGAAGCTAATTGCGAGATTAATCAAGAGATGGCACAAAAGTATGGTGAACCACAAGAGGAATATTAAATGACGGACAAGAAACAAAAACAAATCATAGTCGAACAGATTATGGTGACAGGCTATGTCAAACATGGTAATGGTAGAAAAACAAAGTTTGAATTTGATAAGAAAGCGTTTGAACCTAAAGATTTGGAAAGTATTTTTTCGGGACTAGGGAGGATATACAAGTGACACAACATCAGAAGAACGAAGAAAAGAAACGCAAGTTTGAAGAAGACATTATTGAAGTAGCAGTAGCAGAGTATTACGAGTATGTCGATGTGCATAAGAGAACAAGGTCAGAGAAAGATGCAAAGATGTTCTATGATGCAATGCGACTAGGTATTGTAAGAGGTATTAACTACGCAACAAATCAGTATATGCAATCAATAAAAAACTTTGAGGAGGGTAAGCATGAAAACAAAACCGATATTTAAAACACCATCATCGCCAAGTTATAAAGGCTATGACAGAGAAGTATATTTAAGTGAATACACACCGATCAACAAAGAACACTACAGACGATTAAGATTTTGTGCAGTGGTATCGGTAGGGATTAATGTGTTTCTTTTACTTGTAATGGTGATGAGATGATGACTAAAGAAGATGCATTAGTAGAGGCAATGGTAAGAGCAGTTGTAGCACCAAGTGATACCGAGTCAGACCAAGCGACAGAGTTAGCACTAGAGATATCAAGGAATATGTCGATAGGCGAGGTGCAAGAATGTCAGCAAATAGCAATTAGAATTATCGAAAAGAAAAAAGAGTTAGATCAGATTTTAGATAAGCATATGAACAAAGAGAAAATACATTAGGAGAATATATGAAAAAGTTTAGCGTGGTAGTCGAGGTAAGCATGGAAGAAAGTAAGTATGAAGAGGTAAAGACATGGGATGTAGAACCGAGTGACCATGTCGCTACATTGTTAACAGAACCATTACGAGAGACAGGCATGGTTGTCAAGGCATACGCGGTCGAGACGGATCATAGTTTATATGATCGACAAAAGAAACATCAAGATCACCTCTTACAAGCAGACGCATACAACGATTTAGAAGAAGAAATTATTAGTCGTTCTTGTGTTGGCGGAGTGTGTGAGGACTGATGATTGATACGATAAGGTTTATAGGACTAGTATGGTTAATTTATATTTTATTTAAAACATGGATGAAAGAGGGAGAGTAATGGAGAGAGACTACGAGGAGTATGTTGACGAAGAAGTATCAAGCATTGAGTGGGAGGAAACAATTAAGCTACAAGCAATGTTTGAAGATAGTGCATTACAAGACGCGAGTGCTTATGCTCGTATGATACATAAAAGTGTAGATCGATTTAAAAACAAAGGAGATAGATAATGGAACAGATGGAATTATTTGAACAGAACGATGCAGACATCAGAGAACATTGGGGAAACCTAGCTAGTAATTTCTTGGTAGGTAAAACAATTAGACGCGTAAGATATTTAAATGACCAAGAGCGTGAAGATATTGCGTGGAATAAATCAGCATTGATTATCGAGTTTACTGATGGTCATTGGATAATCCCGATGCGTGATGATGAGGGCAACGATGCGGGTAGTCTATGGACATCAAGCCAATCAAAACTAAATGTGATACCCACCATATGACACCGGAAGCAAAGGTAAAGAAACAAGTCAAGAAAATATTAGATGATTTTGGTGCATATCATTTCTCACCATTGACTGCGGGATATGGTAGGAGTGGTGTGCCTGACATCATTGTTTGCTACAAGGGAAAGTTTATTGGCATCGAGTGTAAGGCCGGTAAAGGTAAACTTACTGCGTTGCAAGAATACAACATCGAGCAGATAAAACGCAATCAAGGCTTGGCAATTGTGATAAACGAGGGTAATATAGAGTCACTATTGACTCTAGTAAAGGAGATTGAATGACTAGGTTAACAGAAATATTAAAAAGTTATAGAAGTAAAATAAAAAAAGTAATCAAAGATAATGTGAATCACCCATCACATTACACACAAGGCGCGATCGAATGTATTGACGCTATCAAGGAAGCCACCAAAGGACTATTTGGAATCGAGGCAGTATGCACTGCTAACATTATCAAATATGTTTGGCGATGGAAATTCAAAAACGGACTAGAGGATTTAGACAAGGCCTCATGGTATCTAGAAAGATTAAAACAAGAAGTTCGGAATAATAAAAAATAACAAGGAACTGGCTTCAAAGCTAAGTGCTGATGTTATAAGGAGACTGCTATGTTAGATCAAGCATTGATGTGCCTCGCCACGACCATTTACATGGAGTCGGCGCAAGAACCGAAACAAGCGCAAATCGCAGTGGGATATGTATTGATGCGAAGGGCTGAGTTTAATCATAAAAATGTATGCAGTGAAATGAAACGGCCGGCGCAATTTAGTTGGTATGGACTAGTTAAACCGCCATCGGTAATCCAACAACAATATAAAGACATAGCATACAAAGTATTACATAGATTAGAAGTAGATTATAGTTATGGTGCGACCCACTTTCATGACACAACAATAAAGAAACCAAGATCATGGACAGGATTGCAACCTGTAGTAAAATGGTCGAACCTAATATTTTATAAACAAGGTGGAAGTAAATATGCAAGAAACCCTTAAACAACCATACGCATGGTCAACGGAAGAATTCAATGTCAATGGTGAATTAGTATGGTCATCGATAACACAATTTCGCCCGAAAGAATTGTCGTGGATACGAGACCTTCCTAATAAGAAACATTACATTACGATCACCCCCCTCTACAAAGATGAAGCAAATGCTGAAAAAATTACAGGAATTAAAAGCTATCGTGAATCTACGCAACGTCTTACTGATGCTTATAGTGGCCTTTAATATGGGATGTGTTTCTCTTGCCACAAGTGTTGCTACACAGGCGGGGGTGCAAGTAGTAGGGGAACAATATTTGATTGCACAAAACAAACCTATCATAAGGTGTAATTTATATAATGTAATGAAGGGAAACAAAATGTGCAGAGTTTATAGACAATACAGGAGAGTATGATGGATAAAAAATATGATGGCACAGGATTTATATTAGTAGGACTTATTGTAGGATGTTGTATCACTTGGGGAATTATGAAGTATAATAATACACAGACTAAATATAAGAAGGATCTTAAATGTATACAAGGCGAACTCTATGAAGAAATTAAACCTAACTTCTATGTTAAGTCACACCTTGAATGTTTTGAACAAAGGAGTTTTTAATGGCAACACAACAGATACACAAAAGTAAACGACACGCTAACCCTCTTAAAACAAAGACGGGTAAAGATAGATTAAAAGCATTAGCATTAAAAGTATTATATGACATGCTTGACAAGGTTCAAGAGCCGGGCAAGAAGCGTGCTAAGATTGCTAAAGAGATTGCGAGACGAGAAGTTAAATGATTCCGTTTAGTTACGCAGTAGTAGATAGTGATGGCGAAGTCATACGTCAATACAGATGGTCAGCCAAAGAAGCTAAGTGGCACAAAGATCAAGGCAAGAACGTAGTCAAACTAGATAAACCAATTGAAGTCAAGGAAGATTTATTTAAATTAGTAGGGGAGTGTTTGTTTTAATGATTAACAAAAAAACAGATGAGCAACTGATCGAAGCAGTAAATCAATACATGGAAAAGTATCCAAACGCATCTCGTAATCATATTATATTACATGCAACAGGAAGCGCTGCAAGAGTAAGAGAACTAGCCAAACAAGGCAAAATTAAATTACCTAAAGCATTACCTAAAGGAGCAAATACAAATTGGAATGGGTATTTTAGTAAGACCTCAGAAAGAAATTCATCAAGGAAAGGCATGAAGTATTCGGTATGAATGATGATGTTGATAACGCCAATGATTTCATGCAACACATGATAGATGTAGGAGTAAAAAATGCGCACGGTAAAATCAAAAAACCTTCTAATCAAACAGGGAACTGTATATGGTGTGAAGAGCCGGTCAAAGATGACAGACGTTGGTGTTCAATTGAATGTCGTAACGAGTTTGAAAAATACACAAAATAAGAGGAGAAAAATTGTGGCAGACGCAAAATTAAATAACTTTAATCCAAGTGCAAGACAAGCAATATTAGAATTTGAAGATTGGCAACGTAGAGTATTTGCGAAGAACGCAAAAAAAGGATGGCGATTCTTTCAACCTGATACTGTTGATAAACCTACACCTCGTTCAGCTAAAGAGGCATGGGGCGCGCCATATGAAAGCGAAGATAGAATAGTAAAAGATGAGAAGATAACCAACAGAATTATGATTGGATTATTCTTAGCGTTTGTGGTAGTATTATCGATACTATAAAGTCAATGGGCGAAAGCACTTTATTTATATGAAAATTCGTGATGGTATTTTTGCTATATATTAATCGCGAGTAGCCCACCATTTTTAAAAGGCATACATGCAACTAGTCACACTAGACTTCGAGACCTACTACGACGTAGGTTTTTCTCTTTCAGGGTTAACTACAGAGGAATACATAAAGGATGAGAGATTCCAAGTCATCGGCGTCAGTATTAAGATTGATCAGAGTGAAGCTAAGTGGTATACAGGTGATCAAGTTAAAGAAGCACTTGATAATATTGATTGGAAAAACTCTGCCCTTCTTTGCCACAACACGCAGTTCGATGGGGCTATTCTTTCATTCCGTTATAACATCATTCCTGGTCTTTACTTGGATACGCTTTGTATGGCACGGGCTATACATGGTGTGGACGTGGGCGGAAGTCTCGCTTTTCTTGTGGAGAAATACAATCTAGGTCGTAAAGGCACAGAGGTTGTTGATGCAAAAGGTAAACGTTTAGAAGACTTTACATCGCAAGACCTTGCTCAATATGGTGAGTATTGTAAGAACGATACAGAACTTACCCATAAATTATTCCAGATACTAGCACCTGATTTCCCAGAGAACGAAGTTAAACTCATCGATTTAACATTACGCATGTATACCGAGCCTGTCTTGGAAGTCGACGATGCGTTACTACAAGATAGACTAGATGACATTCAAGCAGAGAAGTCTCAGCTATTACAAGGTCTCATGAAAAGATTAGAGTGTGATACCGAAGAGTGTGTCCGTGCTAAGTTAGCATCTAATAAACAATTCGCTGAGCTATTGATAGAGCTTGGTATTACACCGCCTACAAAGATTAGTCCAACGACCGATAAAGAAACGTATGCATTAGCAAAAGGCGACACAGGGTTTTTAGAATTAACTGAACACGAAGACCCATTCATTCAAGAACTATGTCGTGTTAGATTAGGAACTAAGTCAACGATAGAAGAATCCCGTATTGAAAGATTCATCGGTATCGGTGCTAGGAATAAAGGCAAACTACCTATCCCACTTAAATACTATGGCGCGCACACAGGACGATGGGCAGGATCAGACAAGGTCAACTTCCAAAACTTACCCGCTAGGGACAAGAAAAAGAAAGCATTAAAGAACGCAGTCATCGCACCGGAAGATCACGTTGTTATTAATTCTGACTCATCGCAAATTGAAGCAAGAGTATTGGTATGGCTTGCAGGACAGGATGACGTAGTCGAGTGGTATAGAGAAGGTCGTGATGTTTATTCAGAGTTTGCATCCAAAGTTTATGGTAGACCTATCACTAAGAAAGATACCACAGAACGCGCAGTGGGTAAGACTTGTATTCTAGGTCTAGGATATGGCACAGGGTGGAGCAAGCTACAACAAACACTAAAGATTGCAACAGGATTAAACCTTGATGAAAGTGAATGCCAACGGCTCGTTAAAGTTTATAGAGAAGTTAATGACAAAGTAATTCAATTATGGAAGACGTGTGATGAGGCATTAAGGGATATGTCCGCATGGCCTAATGGTAAAGAACCTTATTATCTAGACGCACGCAATGCTTTACTTGTCACACCAAAAGGCATACGATTACCGAACGGACTTTATATATACTATCCAGGTCTTACATGGGATATTTCAGAATCTAAATCTAAATATATTTATAAGTCTAGACGCGGTATGATTTCCATTTGGGGTGGATCAGTCGTTGAGAATGTGATTCAAGCTTTGGCGCGCATCATTGTCGGCGAACAGATGCTAGAAATTAATAAAAAATACAGACCCGTGCTTACTGTTCACGATGCGGTAGTCTGCGTTGTCCCTGAGACAGAAGTGGATGAAGCTCTCTCCTTCATAATGTCCACTATGTCTTCTCCTCCTTTGTGGGCAACCGGGCTACCTGTAGCGTGTGAAGCACATCATGGCGCAAGTTATGGCGATTGCTAGAGACCCCCGTTTACAATGGTGTAGATCCTGGGCGGATAGTATAACCGAGACAGAAATCGATGCTACAAAAGTTATATTAATTTTTTTAAGGGAAGTAGGTTGGGATTACGTACAAGAGTATGAAATAAAAAGCATAGGAAAGTATATTGACTTCTATGTTAAAGCGCCATATGAAGACGGGTTTATCTTCTTTGGGATTGAATGTAAAAAACAATTAAGTTATGACACAAATGCTACTGAGTTTGCAGGCTATGTAGAACAAGCAGGTGCATATGCAAGGGAATTAAAAGCGCCAGTATTTATAGGGCCACTCGTAGATAATTTTAATTTGTCAGATATGTATCAAGGTGGACCACGTCTTACATCGGTAGCGGCCGCTAGTATTTTTGGGGGCAGATTTAACGTAGGTATTATGGGATTTAGTTATAGTTACTCACGTCTAGGAATAGGAACCTCGACTGCTATATTTGCGTTAAGGGGCAGTGCGTTTTGGAAGGACGGAAAATTTAATCCTAAACGTGTTAACATAGTCACCACAACTGGATCTAAAAAGACTCGCACACCATTAAGAATATATAGAAGGAAAAATGAAACCGTATTACGAGATCGGTAGTAAGTCTACTATATATAAAAACTTACAAGACTTTGCATTTAGCCCATCAGAGTGGATGCCGTACTATAACTTTAATGCAAAGCGTGTCCCGCCTGAAATTATATTCCAAGACGAATTCTTTATATGGTTATCTCATCGATTTAGTTTTGTAGCGGGTATTCTTAAACTGGACCCATACATCTGTTATGATTGGCATACAGATACTAGACGCGGCGTTGGCATTAATATGTTATTGACCCCTGAGGCGCGAAGTATTTGTGCGTTTGCTCCCAACAAAGAGGGGGCGGTATTTAAAATAGAAGAATTAAAATATAAGCCTTCAACATACTATTTATTTAATACGCAGGTGCCACACACAGTGTATAATTTTGAAACTACAAGATACTTGTTAAGCATTGAGTTTGCTAAAGATAAAGAACAATTAACGTATGAAAAACTACTTAAGGAAGTGATGGTTGATTATGAGTAAGAATACTTCAAGAAATGACGTGACAGGTGATTGGTTACATAGCAAACCTAATAATGAAATGTTTGAAAAGAATTTTGATTTGATCTTTCGTAAAAAGAAACCCGAAGTATTAGCCGAGTATGAACTTAATAAATCGACGGGGAACGTTCAGAAAGTAGATAAAAAATAATGGCTCAATACACATGGTCTTACTCGGCATTAAAAGAATACGAGAACTGCCCTAAGAAGTATTATGAAATAAGAGTTGCTCAGAACTATACGGTCATTCCTTCGGAACAAATGATCTATGGAACAGAAGTTCATAAAGCTTTAGAAGACTATGTTAAAGATGGTAAAGAACTTGCACTTAATTATCTTAGATTCAAACCCGCAGCAGACGCACTTATAGATATCCCTGGCGAAAAATATCCTGAATATGAGATGGCTTTGTTTAGAGATAAAACTCCGTGTGATTTTGCAGATTCAAATCGTTGGGTGCGGGGTATTGTTGACTTACTTATTGTAGATGGCGACTATGCTTTTATTGTTGATTATAAAACAGGCAGTAGTAAGTATCCCGATCCTAAACAGTTAAGACTGATGTCACTTATGACGTTTGCACATTTTCCAAATGTCAACAAGATTAAAGCAGGGTTATTATTTGTGATGCACGGTTCTTTTGTCACAGAAGAATACACAAGAGAGGAACTAGATAAATCTTGGGCTAAGTTTGATGGCCCACTAGGTAGACTAGATAACTCATATGACAATAATGTATGGCCGCCAAACCCTACACCTCTTTGTAAATATTGTCCAGTAAAGAGTTGTGACTTCAATAGAGGATGATATAATACGCCTATGCCTTATACTACAAAACCTAGACCCTACAAACACGAATACGACATGGAGAAGAAACGTGGTGAACACGATCGTCGCATGGAAAGACAACGTGCTCGTCGTACGCTAGATAAAAAAGGTAAGGACACTAATGGCAACGGTAAAGCCGATGCTAGAGAAGGTAAAGATGTAGCTCATGTAAGAGCTCTTGACAAAGGTGGATCTAATAAGGACGGCGTCCGTATTCAGTCTGCTTCAAAAAACCGTTCATTCAAACGGGACTCAAAAGGTAATTTAGTTTCAGAAGTAAGTAAGAAAGAACGTAAGAAAAGATAGTTAAGTTTTACTTGACATCAGTCAAGACCTAGTTTATAGTTATCGAAAGTCTCGGTGAGACTTAGTCTAAGGATAGTATGCAAATTATTGACAATACCGCAATACAACTCACTGTGCCAGAACACATCGTTCCGCATATCACAAGCAGTATAGAAAAATCCGAAATTATAAGTAGACAAGGTAACCTCGCTGAGATGGTTATATATTGGGGCGTTGAAGAGATGACCCAGTTAAATCGTCTTGCATCGTTTAGAAACAATCTACCTTCACCTATGTCACGTGATTATAAATGGTCAGGATTGTATACACCGTTCGACCACCAAAAAGTTACCGCAGAATTTTTAAGTATCAACCACAGAGCATTTTGTTTTAACGAGGCCGGCACTGGAAAAACATCGTCAGTACTTTGGGCAGCTGATTATCTAATGACGCTAGGTAAAGTCAAACGTGTTCTTATTATATGTCCTTTATCTATTATGTATTCTGCGTGGCAAGGCGACGTATACAACACGTGCATGCATCGTTCGGTTAGTGTTGCACATGGTACTGCCGAGAAACGTAAAAAAATTATTAACAACTCATATGAATTTATCATCATTAACTACGATGGTGTAGGCGTAATAAGAGAAGATATAGAAAAAGGTGGATTTGATTTGATCGTGATTGACGAAGCGAATGCATACAAGAGTCCTTCTACAACTCGCTGGAAGACGCTAGCTAAAATATTAAAACCTGAAACAAGACTATGGATGTTAACAGGTACACCGGCATCTCAATCACCCGTCGATGCATTCGGTCTAGCTAGATTAGTATGTCCACAACGTGTGCCTAAATTTTCAGCAGCGTGGCGTGACAAGGTTATGTATCAGAAGTCAAGATTTAAATGGTTACCAAAAGCTAATGCTAAAGATGAAGTATTTAAAGCATTGAAACCTGCGATACGATTCGCCAAGAATGATTGCTTAGATTTACCTGATGTCATGTATCAAACACGAGACATACCTTTAACGGCACAGGTACAAAAATATTATAAGTTACTTAAAGATGAAATGCTTATTCAAGCTGCAGGAGAACAGATCAGCACGGTCAATGCTGCGGCCAACCTTAACAAGCTATTACAAATATCAGGAGGCGCAGTCTACACAGATAAAAAAGAAGTTGTTGAGTTTGATATATCACCGCGTCTATCTGCATTGATGGAAGTAATTGATGAGACAGAACATAAAATAATTGTGTTTGTACCTTATAGACATACGATTGAAGTGCTAGCTAGGTTCTTACATGATAAAGGGATTATGGCCGAGGTTATTAACGGAGCTGTAACAGCAACCCATCGAGCTAATATTATTAATAGGTTTCAAACAGTTGAAGATCCAAGAGTATTAATCATACAACCCCAAGCCGCTTCTCACGGAGTGACGCTAACTGCAGCAAACACGGTTGTATTTTGGTCTCCGGTATTAAGCGTTGAAACTTACTTACAATGTATTGCCCGTATGGATCGGGTAGGACAACAGAATAAGATGACTGTAGTTCATTTACAGGGGTCTGAAGTAGAGAAGAGGATGTATAAGATGTTGCAAGGCAAAGTAGATTTACATAGTAAATTAGTTGATTTATATCGAGAGGAGTTAGAAGAATGAGTGAAGAAATAGTAGAGAAGCAAGATTATAAACTTGATGAATTAGTCAAAACTTATTTGACAATCAGATTAGCACGTGATAATCTAGCTAGGCAATTTGAATTAAAGGACGCTGAATTAAAGGCGGAAATGATTCAATTAGAACAAGTAATGCTAGTCGCCTGCAATGATATTAATGCTGACAGTATACGTACAGGGAATGGAACTATTATTAAAACTACTAGGGAAAACTTTGTATGTAATGATTGGGATAACTTTAAAGATTACATCAAGCAACACGATGCCTTGGAGTTATTACAACAACGGATACATCAAGCTAATTTTAAAGAGTTCATTGCAAACAAAACTGAAGAAGGATTACCTCCGGGCATCAGCGCGTTGCGTGAGTTAAGTGTAGTAGTTAGAAAACCAAGTAAACAATAGGAGCACATATGAGTACCGATTTAATTAGTATATTGCAACAGAACACAGCACTTGTTCAAACAGGTGTTGACGAAGATACCCTTGCGGTTGCAGGGGGTAGTGGTAATCAATCAAAAAGAATTTCTATCAAAGGTGGTGTATTCCGTAAAGTTGTCGGTGGAAAAGAAGTAGCACTCATCGAAGACAGGCATATGGATGTTATCTTTGTTAAGATGGCACACGACCCTTCGAGAATGTTTTATTCATCAGGATATAAAGAAGGTGAAAAGGTTAGTCCTGTATGTTGGTCTAGTAATTCTAAGACGCCTGATAAAGAAGTTAAAACACCTCAAGCACCTACATGTGACTCATGTAAACATAGCGTAAAAGGTTCAGGTCCTAATGGTACAGGTACAGCATGTCGTATTTCTTGGAGAACCGCAGTTGTATTACCAAGCGATCCTGCTGGCGACGTACTTCAATTAGTTATTCCAGGCAAATCATGTTGGGGTGAAGGCGATGCAAACAGACGTCCGTTCCAACCTTACATTAGAAACTTAAAAGATTTAAATATCAGTAAAGACGTTCTTGTAACTAAGATGTCGTTTGATACCCGATCAGAAGCACCACGATTATTATTCTCTATGCATGCTCCAGTACCACCAGAGTTAAGAGACGCTATCGTAAAACAATCCCAATCTCTTGCGGCTGAGCAAGCAGTTAAGTTAACTGTATATCAAGCACCAGAGAATTTGTTAGACGATGGAGCTCCATCAGCACCTGCGATTGCACCGACAGTGGTAGCTAGTACGACTACAGCGCCTCCTGTTCAAGCTGCACCGCAACCTACTCCGGCAGTACAACCTACTCCGGCAGTACAACCTGTAGTGCAAGGCGATGTCATTGTAGAAGAGCCAGTATTAAGACCTTCAGAAACACCGCCACAACCACAAGTAAAAGATGTTAGTAGTATCTTAAGCAAATGGGGGGCGAAGAGTTAATCATGGCTAGACCTTACAGCGAGAAATATTTATTAAGTATTGATAAGTTAGATCCAACTAGAGCGGGTGTTCAGCTAGGTAAACTTTGTGTGCAGGCTAATCTGCCTATAACATATATTGCCAAAGCTTTTAATGTATCAAGAATGTCTATACATAGTTGGTTCAGAGGTCAGTACATAAGAGAAAAAAATTATTTTAAGATTGATAACTTCTTAAAAATAGTGCAGACAGAATTAGATAAAGGCTCACTGCCTGCGCCTAGTTTAGAAGAAGCTAAAAAATTTATTGATAAGAAGATTATCGACAAGATATAAAAAAGTAGTAAAATAGAGATTCCTCCGTGGTATTTGAAAAAACGCAATTTATTGCGGAGGAGTACTGTTGACTAAAAAAATAGAAAGTCACTGCAAATGATTAAAGAATTTTATAAAAAGATATTACCAAGCAAAGGCATCTACTGCATTGCAGACATCAATCCCGCAACTGGGAAGACTACACATAAGTTCGTAGAATCTGTTGACGAGATAGAACCTATTGTCAATAAACTCATATCTAAAAATACAAATATATTTGTTGCATTGGCTGCATTTAAAGGATATAGCCGTAAGGCAGATAGCGCGGAGTTCCTTAGATCATTCTTCGTGGATCTTGATGTTGGAGAAAATAAAGAATATAAATCTAAAGAAGAGGCACTTGCAGACCTTAGTAAATTTGTAATAGATAATGAGTTACCTCCTCCAACTAGAGTAGATTCAGGTGGTGGAGTTCATGCTTACTGGCCAGTTGATGTAGATATTCCGTTAGATGAATGGAAACATTATGCTGATGCATTCAAACAATTCTGTATAAATAAGGGATTAAAAATTGATCCTGTAGTTACCGCAGACCCCGCACGTATTTTACGTTGCCCTGATACCTTCAATCAAAAGTCTAATCCGCCTATGCCAACAAGTGTTATGGATAAAGAGATTAATGTATATTCGTTTGAAATGTTTAAAGAGTTTTTAGGTGTTGCAACATACGAGAATAATTCTCTAGAAGAACTCATTAGGGCTTTACCAAAAGGTGGATTATCTGAAGATCAGAAGCTAGCAAGTGGGCATTATAATTTTGAAGCGAGCTTTGAAGAGCTAGCTAAATTAAGTTTAGAAGGCGCAGGATGCGATCAGATTAAATACATTCTTATGAATGCTACTACCTTAACTGAACCTATATGGAGGGCAGGATTAAGTGTGGCACACAATTGTTCAGATGGCGCTACAGCTATACATAAAATGTCAGAAGGTCATCCTGGTTACACTAGAGAAGCCACAGAAAGAAAAGTTATACCGTTAAAAGATAGTTCATATACATGCAAAAAGTTTGACGAAGTTAATTCTAATATTTGTGCAGGATGTCCTAACTTTAACAAGGTTAGAAAACCAATTGAAATTACAAAAGAGTTTAAGTCATCACGTAGTCAACCAGTAGAACAAGTAGTAGAACAAGTAGTAGAACAAGTAGTAGAACAAACAGTAAAAGAAGTTCCACAAGTAAATATTAATATACCTTTGGCAGATCCTTTCAAGCCTATAGTACAGGTAGATAATAACAATCAATTAGTTAATACAAGTACAAGTAAAGTTATACAGTTACCACCTGAGTTGTTTCCATATGAATATGGCCGTACGGGAGGACTTTATGTTCACTCAACTAAACCTTTGAAAGAAGGCGATAAACCTGAGAGACCTAAGTTACTTACTCCCTATGAAGTTTATCCTTTAAAACGTATTGATAGTACGGCTGATGGGGAATGCCTATTAATACGCGTTATAACACCGCATGACCCACCAAATGAATTTTTATTTCCAATAAAATATGCGTACGCACAAGATAAGTTTAAAGAAATTATGTCTAGCAAACGCGTATTATTTGATCCGAATGGAGTACTTTTATTTATGGTATATTTTATTAAATGGGGACAATATCTTATGAACAAACAATCCGCAGAAATTATGCGCATGCAAATGGGCTGGACGCCCGGCAGAGAATCCTTTGTAGTAGGCAATAGAGAATTAACTAGATCAGGTGATACAATATCTTCACCTACATCACCGCTATGTCAAGGGATTGCTAAACATCTAACACAAGTTGGTAGCTATGAAACATGGAAAGAAGCTGCTAACAAATTAAACAAACCAAGTTTAGAGCTTCATGCTTTTACTTTGTTGACTGGATTTGGTTCAGTACTTATGGACTATACATCGACATCAGGTGTAACTATCTGTTTGACAGGTGAATCAGGTGCAGCTAAGACAGGTGCTCTATATGCTAACTTAAGCGTATGGGGTAACCCTAAAGATCTATCAGTCTTAGACGCAACAGAGAATGGTATGACAGGTCGATATCTTGGTCTACACAATATTACTTTCGGTCTAGACGAGGTAGGTAACATCTTACCTAAAACATTGTCACAACTGATCCACAAGATTTCACAAGGTAAATCAAAGATTAGAATGCAAGCATCAGTGAACGCAGAACGTGAACACGAAATGTCAGCATCTATGATCGCTGTGTTTACATCTAATCATTCTTTATACGACAAACTAACTACGCTGAAGAAAGATCCTAACGGGGAAGTAGCTAGGTTGATTGAGTTTTCAGTACACAAACCTGAAGCTTTTGCAGTAGACGCTAACTTAGGACGTGAGATATTTGATAAGTTTAGATTTAATTATGGTTGGGCAGGGCAAGAATTTATATTTGCTTTGTATAAAAAAGATAACTCAATCATACAAGGTATGGTCGACAAATGGTGCCTACAATTTAAATCAGACTTTGGTGAAGATACAGCATATCGATTCTATGAAAACTTAATTGCAGCGACAATGACTGCAGGTGAGATAGCAGTAGAAGCAGGTATTGTGAAGTATGATATTGATCGAGTCTATAGACGTATCGTTGGTGAAATGATTGCAATCCGTGACAACGTAGTTAGAATTAATAAGATTGACTACGAGTCAGTGCTCAGTGATTACATCAACAAGAACCAAGGTGGTATCTTAGCATTTAAAGATAATAAGATTATTATGGAGCCTAGGTTCTCTGCGTTTGTAATTCGAGTAGAGAACGACGCACAGATGATGTGGATTTCTAAAGCAGAGTTTGATAAGTATCTATTAGAGATTGGTGTAAGTCGTAAACAATTTATCTATGAAACTAAACAAGCTGGCTTAGATATTAAAGTAGGAAGCAATATTAAGAAGCGTATGAATGCAGGTTGGAAAGATTTAGGTAAGAGTCCAACAAGTGTATATGCAGTTAATATGGCATCTTTATCTGATGATATTGTTAAGAATGTAAAAGCAGACGAGGAGATTCAAGCTGAAGCTGCATGATGAACCAGAATGGATTTTTCCATTTGAAGCTATGGAGGTAGGGCAGAGTTTCTTTGTTCCTACCCTCAAGCCTTCGCCTATGCTTTATGCAATTGAGTCAGGTGGTAAACGAGCAGGCGTTAAAATGAGAGCGTTTGTAACGATGAAAGACGGATGTCTAGGGGTAAGAGCTTGGCGTATTAATTAGTCGCTGTAGTTTTCTTCGATGTATTGTCTTACGTTTTTATTAATGTAAACACCATCTATTGAGTCTTTACCTCGTTGTACGTGCTGTCTATAAGATCTAGCTTTAGTATCTTCGGTGATTCTAAAAGGACCAGGTACTACTTCATTAAACTTATTAATCTTTTCATTGACTTCAGCCATACCCTCAACGTCATTACTCATTCTAGCTAAGTATAACAAGTCAAGAAGCGAAGTCTTTTTAGATGTAAGCTTTTGTTCTGCTTTCTTCATTGAGTTTGCACGGGCATATGTTTCGGCAAGTTCTGCATTTGTAAATCCAAGTATTTGCGAGAATGATTCATAAGCATTAAAGTCTTCTTTAAGTGGCACACCATTAGTAGTTAATGCACCCTCAGTTGCAAATCGGAATCCTTTAAGTGGGTTCTTCACAAAGGAAGGTAACATAGTCTCTACCGCTCTATAAGATTGTCCTTGACTAAATAGATCAGCCGCACGTGTAGGATTAATAAAGACTGCTTGATATGCTGGACCAAAGAAATGTTCTGCAATGTATGGACCCATGCCAACTTCTGATAAACGACGTTCATCGCTACGCCAGATCATGCCGTTGAAACCAGTTCTTGATGCAATGTCTATAGCAAGTAATTTATTTAACGCGCCTTTGTAGCCAAGGTCACCAACCGCTGTGCGAACTTCTTCATCAAAGTCATAAGGCTCATCATCGCCCATCGCTGCAATTGCAGAGGCTAGCATATTAATTGCGCCGTAAAGAGGTAGTCCTTGTAAGCCTGCTACAGCAAATGTCATACCATAAATACCTAATAATTGTTTACGTGCAGTATCTCTTTCATCTTTAGTCATACCTTTTGTAGATAGATAAAACAAACGAGCTACGTTATAAATTTGAGCTTGAGCAAAACGTTTAAAGGTAAACGCAACCTTACCAAATCCTGTTTGGAAGTAACGTGGTCCAACTTCGGATAATGCATGAGAGTGAACTTTGCTTGTTAAGTCCATTGCCTTTTTAACTGCAGCATCATGGCTATCACCTTTTTCAATCGCTAAGTCATACGCAGCTAATAAAGTTATTTCTCTATTCATACGTTCTGAGTTTTGGAATACCCAACCTAATGCTGTATCTACTTTGCCTTTGATACCTGAAAAGTCAGCAGTGTCATTCTTACGCATATCAGTTAGTTCATAACCTACGCCACGTTTGATAATAGAATGTTTAAGCGCTTCTTCGTATAATAATTTGTGGCCTTTAGATAAATCTTTACTTACACCGAATGTATAGTCAGGTAGGAATTCACGGTTCTTATCAATGCCGCCCTTCATGTAAATAGCACGTGCTCGGTTCATAGCTTCAGCAGCACGAAGATAACCATACTCACCACCAAGCATAGGATAGACCATCATAGGTAGCTGAGTGATGTTGACTAGAGCAGATGACACATTACCCGCAATGTTCCAAGTATAGCTAACGTAGCTAGCGCGTGATGACCATGTATCTGCAACAGGGTTCTCTAAGAATGCTCTTTGTTTTAAGACATCGTTTACAACGTCAACAATAGGTTCTTCTTGATTTTTACCTTGTGCAACAAGATCAGCGATAGACTTATCAATCATCGGTCGATATTCTAGGTTAGCAAGTTGATGTGCCATCTTAGAACCTACGTCAGCAAAACCTGCTACAACATCTTCAATATAACCTGGCACACCTTCACGTTCTTTTTGTAACTGACGTAATGATTCTGCAGGCATAAGGTCTAAGTAAACTCGGTATGCTTGATCAATAATAGAATCTTCTACCCCACCTTTTCTCATGAGGTCTACAATCTGGCCCATGAATCCTGTAGGAGGCGCATTCTTGTAATTAATAAATTCTAGTTTAGCGTAGCGTTCAAATTCAGTACCGCCTTTAGCTTTAGCTTCTTTAATCATGTCTTCACGTATTTTCGGATCGATGCTAGCTATAACAACTCGTTCACCATCTTTGTCTTTATAAGTTAACCAGTAATCTCCACGACGTCTTAATGGATGGTAGAACGGTAATTTGTTTTTCTCAAACTGTGCACGTAATGCTTTAGCTGTAGTAGGCGACGCTTTAGCAATCATATTAATCATTTGCTGACTATATTTTTCATACTGCTCTGTATAATCAATTGCTAATTTTTGTAGCTCAGGAGGTAATGTTTTAAAGTTAATGACTAGTTGATTAGTAGAGTTCACATCTTTTCTAGGATCTATATTTTGTACAGAGAGATCAAATGTAATCTTATTAAACTTCTTAACAACTTGTTCTGGGAATTTATCAATAATCTTTTTACCACCTATGACAAGTGCTTCAACTTCACGTCTGAAACTATCAGCAACGTTTGCACGTTTCTCTAATGCATCTAGTAAAGATTGCAACGCAGGAAGTTGTTGACCATATAGTTCGATCTTATTAGGTAATGATGTAAATGCTAGATAAGTTTTTCTTAGCCAACGAGGTGCATTAAATAAAATACCTGACGCTGCTTGACCTATCTGGGTATTGTAACCAGGAAGTGAAGAGATAACTTTGCCTACACTATTAGCTAAAGATACAGATGCATTACTACTTACCATAGTTAATGGCAATTTTTCAGATTGTTCTTCTGTTTGTGCGGGATCATTAGGCGTTTTAACCATATCTGATTGAGGAACGTACTCTACTTCTGACGCTGTAGTCTCATCTGTTTCAGTAGTTTCTGTTGTTGCAGCTACAGGGGCGCCTGCAGGTTGTTTAGTTGTGGTAGTAGTTGTACCACCTAATGTAGTAGGTATGGTAGCCTGCGCTGGTGGAGTAATAGATGCGGCTGCAGTAGTTGCAGCTTTCTTAGCCGCTTTTGCTGCTTTTTCTTGTGCAATAGGAAGTGGTTGTTGTAGTATACGTTGCCCTGTATCTTGTACAGGTTGACCAAACATATCTAGTTGTTGAGGCGCACCTAGTGTATCGGGCTGTCCCTCTGTTCCTCCTTCAACTGCTGCAACATCAACTGGAGCCCCAGTATCTCCAATTCCGACGCCTCCTTCAACTCCTCCGGAAACTCCTCCTCGAACGGGTTGTCCAGATACCTCAGCGCCTTCTCTATCTCCTGTTTCGACAGTTCCTTCATCAAATAATTCCCCTTGTCTTTTTATGTTGCCTTCTTTGCCAATAGACTCTAGTAAAGTAAGGGCTTTAGTGCCATGATCATTGTAAAATTTATTTTTGTCATTGCCCGCGATGTCCGCAACCATATTATATACCTCTTGGTTTGCAAGACTCTTGCCTTTTAACATTTCAAATAACTTACCAGACTTAATACCAACTTCTTTGAGTCGTTGACTTGTAAGCTCTGTCAACGGTGTAGGAGGCACATTAGCAAATACAGCTTCAAACTCTTTTTGTTTTTGCGCACGAGCGTCTTCATCTTTAATATCAAATGTAGCTTGATGTCTTTGGAGGTCTATGCGAATTTTATTTTGTTCTGTTTGATTGTAGCCTGAAAAATAATTTGCGAGATTATCAAGAACTGTTTGAGTGCCTTCTCTTGTAGTTAATAAATCATTAACCTCTCCTCTACGTTTCAAACCTTCACGTTCTTTTTGTTGGTTCTCTAGTAGGTCTAAAGTTTGTGTATTGAATACATCGCCCAACTCTTTAGCACGTTGTTGTTTCTCGTCTTCAGTCATACTAGACTGATTAATAATACCTAGTTGGGAATTAAAATTTGAATTGAGTTGGTCAAGGGCACTTTGATGTTCTTGTTGTTGTCTTTCAAGTTCTAACGTAGCCCCTTCTGATATGCGTCGTTCTTCACCACGTTCACGGATTCTAGCTGGTACTGCACCAACACCACCAAATACTCCGCCTGTAATAGCGCCTCGAACGGCGGATTCTGTAACACGTTCCCAATCTTTAGAACTAAATAACTGAGGATTGTTTTGAACAAACTTTTCTGCGGCAATATTAATTGCTTCTTGTGCGCCTTCAGTTAAGCCTTCCATAGTAGCGGCTTCTGTCAGACCAGATACAGCTTTACGGGCGATGCCAGGTTTCATGCCCGACTGTTTAAGAATATTTTCTACTACGCCTACCTTCATAGGACCTGTAATAGTATTAAGTAATTTAGAAGGTAAGTATGAATCTAATACAGATGATATAGAACTTGCGATTAAAGCTGCGCTGGGCTCTAGTTTACCTGTTTCATTGTAGATACTGCCGAATACTTCAGGAGCATTTAATGAGTAGGCGCCTAAATACACACCTAAGTTTTGACCAAATTCTTTTCCCGCGCCAATACGTTGTGCAGCGTATCTTTCCGCAGCCCCTTTAGCAACTGCTTCTTCTGCTTCTCGTCCCGCTATTTTTTCTGCAGCAGCTTTGGCTGCCATGCGGCCACCTATAACTCTACCTGCAGCTCCAGGTCCTATCATCGTTGCAATGTTAGGTATTTGTTTACCTGTTTCCATCGCAGCAAACGTAGCAAAGTCACCGAGTCCTTGTACATCTTTATAGGATTCAAATGCTTCAGGATATTCAGCAGCTATTTCTCTTTGTGACTGTGCCGCCTCTTCCATCTGACGTTTAGCATATTCATCAAAACCTAAAGCACTAGCTCCTATAGCAGGAATAACATCGCCAAACTCGGACACAAGTCGTTTAGCGCCGCTGCCTAAACCTGCTTTAAGTGCGCCTGTAAAACTATAGTCGGGACGAGCTTTAGAAGATAAGACTGCAGAATGATGTTCGGCCGCAGCTTGTAGAATACGATCTTGTGAAGTGCCTTCAGGCGCCTCGATTTTATACTCGTTGCCATCCGGAGCTTGTACGGTGAAGATAGGCATTATTTTTTAATTTTAAAACCTTCGGTAGACGCCGTAGGTATATTAGATCCTATTGGTGAAAAGTAATTAGCTAAATATTGTTCTTCAGCTATTCTTAATCCATCTAAATACTCTTTATGTCTTGGGCTCGTGTCTTTATCTGCATTGTCACCTAATTTTTTTAAGAGTGCTTTTTTAACTTCATTTTGTGCTTTACTGCCTTGATAAGCTGCACGTGCTTCAGCAACTTCTTTTATTTTAGGTGCGTTAGTTGCACCTGCTTTACTGACCGCAACATTAGCTTCTAAATTAGCAACATCACGAGTAAGTTTGTCTTTAGCTTTAGCAAGCATAACAGTTTTGTTCAGCTCATTTGTATGTTGTCTACTTCTATCACCAAAAGTTATAGCTGCCATCTGTTCAGCACGTTGTTGTTTAGCAAGTTCAGTATCAAGTGCAAAACGTTTTTCTTCTAAGTCTGCTAATTTGTTTTGAGCTTCACCATAAGATTTAACACCTGCCATAGCGCCTTTACCAATATTAGCTAAAGCAAACGGAGAAGTGCCCGCAGCAATACCAAGACCTGCTTCTAACATAGCCATACCTGGCGCCATATCTTCCATACGTTTAGCACGAGCTTCCATCTTAGCTAGTTTTTCTTGACGACCTGCAAGTGTAGGATCAGTACCTAAAACTGCTTTATATTCGTCTGATAATTCTTGTAATGTTTTTTCTTTGCCAAGCATCTTGTCGTAAAAACTTCCATCAAAGCCTACACCTTGAAATGGTTGTTTAGCCGCGTTTTGAGCTGCGTCTCCCGTAAGTTTTACATCAGGTTCATTTGATGGTTTAGTAACAGGCGTTGTGGGCATAGTTCCTTGACTGGCTAGCCATTCATCTCTTGCAGCTTCTAATTTACGTACAGGCGTTGTATATGGCACTGCACTTATTTTACCTTTGTATCCTAAGCCTTGTTCTTCGTAATATCTAATAGCATCGTCATACGGTGTTTTAACAGATGATTGATATTGCTTAATTGCTTTTTTACGCACGTTACCATACGGGTCAGTTGTTGAGTAAACTGGATATTTAGTATCTAGCCCAGCAAGACCTTCTCTATAGGATACGCCGTAAGCTTCAGGATCATAGTCACTAGACAAAACGTAGTCACCTTTAGCGTAATGCTTTACATCACCACCATCTTCAAACGCTACAATACCGCCACCGGCAAAGTTTTGTTCTTGGAACATGTCACCTGTAGGTAACGCAGCAACACCTTGACCTTCCATTTGCATTTGTGGTTGACCAGCTAGCATAGCTTGCGGTGCAGGGGGTTTAGCTTGTTGTGTAATATCTTCTGCTACACTTGACTCTGGAGCTTGTTCGGATTCATATTTAGCACGTGTATCTTTTCGACGTTGTAATTCACTTAATGCTAAATAGCTAGGTACTTGGCCTTGAGGATTCTGAACATAACCAATCAGTGCATCGTCGGGCACACCACGTAACATATCTTGTAATTTAATAATGTTCATCTATTTTTTCCCTAAGATATTATAAAGACCTAGTCCTGCTAAACCTACACCACCTAATTGTGAAGCTAAACTTGGTGCTGGTGCATATTGCACTTGAGTTGAACCTAGTGCGCCAGCGTTACCGCGTAGAATATTACTGAGATAATCAAGCTGAGCTTTTTGATAATTTTGTTGATCCATGAATTGTTGATATTTAATGTTATCAATTTCTTGTTGTAGCGCTTGTTTTTCACCGGCAGATGCGGCTTGTGCTTTAAGTCTTTCAAGATCAGCTGTTTGTTGTGTGGCAGCCAATGCACCTGTTTTAGAAGCCCCTTCAAGACCTGTTTGTAGACCCGCAACACCAAGTTCTTTACCAAGACCCGCAGCAAATTGTTGTCCTTGTTGACCTAGTTCAGCTGCTTTCATACGACGAGCCTGATCTCTTTCAAATTGTTGTTGTGCATTTTCAAATGCAGATTGTTGACCTTTAAATCTTATATCTGAAATACCCTGATTAGCCAGACGTTCTTGTTCTGTTTGCATAAGAGCTTGACGAGCACCTCCAAAAGTACCCCGTCCAATAGCGCCTGTTGCCCCAGCTGCTTTAGCTAAATCTCTTTGTTTTTCAGCTTCTCTTACTGCAATATCAGTTACGTTAGACGCATAAGGAGACATATAAGCCGTAGCTTCAGGACCACCAAACGTACCGCCAGAAATAGCTGTAGGGCTATAACCAAAAGCTTGACTTAATCCTAACCCAGCCGTACCATAACCCATGGCAGTGCCGGTACCTAATCCTCTAGATGCCGCACCAAATTCGCCCGGTGTAGTCAAACCTGCTACTTCTGCTTGAACTGCTTCTTGGCCTGGTGTAAATCCTGCTACACGTTCGCCTGTATAAGGTACATAAGGTTTAACGCCTGTAACATTACCTGAGGCATCAGTAGAATATACTTGTTTACCACCTTGTTTTAAAAGCTCTTCATAGTAGGGTTTAGCATATTCAGGCAAGGTTGATTGATAAGAAGTTTGAGTTGTATTTGAAGGTTGACCTCCACCGCCACCGCCACCGAAATTAAAGGTGAAGTAGCCTATTAGCTTATCTACCCAGTTAAATAAATTCATCATAAAGTTTTCTCCACTACGTGCGTTACAGGCTCTAGCCCCATTTTTAATTTAAATAATCTTGCTTGTGAATCTTTTGCAAATGCTCTTATTTTAGTAGCACCTTGTAACCTTGCCCAATCTTCACATTGACTAACTGTATCTTTATCAATCATAGCTTTACCACCAATAGAAGTAATATGAGCCACACGATGATTTGCATAGTTAATAATTTCTATAGTATATGCACCCAATATATTTTCGTTTTCTACAACTAAAAACAAATGTTGAGTGCCATTAATTAAATCGACTTTTAAATGCTCTACATCATAATCAGCATTGTCAAAATTAATAAATGCTACATTTAGTAAAGGTTTAACTTTATCCCACACATGATATACATACGCAGGAGCTACAATTTGTACCGATTTCATGCAGGCATGTATTTAGCAGGATTAATTTCTTTGCCTTGCTTTTTATTTCCTGTTCGAGCGTGTCTTACTTTATCTAACATCGCATATAATCTTTTTGATCCTGCTTTAGAAGAGCCATTACCTAAATGACTTACAACATCTGCAGGGACTACGAATTCACCATCTGCTAAACGAGCGGGTTGTTTACCTTCTATTGTAGCAGGGATTGAGTCAGACATACCGTCACCAGCGCCATCTAAATAACCGCCTGGTTGCCCGCCACTTTTTAATCCAGTTAAACCACCTGCAGCATAACCTAGGGTCTGTGCTTGGTTTAAAGCTTGTTCACCTGCAAGATTATTAAGACGACCTAAACCAAAACCTGAGAGTCCTGGAGATATTGTAGGTTGGTTGTCTGGTGTGCCATATAAATCTCTTATCCCACCTGATTGAATTGTACCACCTGTTGCATAGCCATCAATATAACCGCCTTCAGCTACTAAACGAAGACCTGTGTCAAATTTATCACTTAAATTAAGTTGCCCTTGTGGACCTCTGTATTTACCTTTGTCAGGATCTTCGTAAAGATTGCCTGGACCATATCCTAAATCTGACGGTTCTAATCCTGCTAATAATGGGCCGCCTGCTAACATGGCTGAACTACCGTATCCATAATCTCCCATAACATCCATCGGGTTTTTCATTAGAGTGCCTAAATTTTCTCCAGCAGTTTGTAGAGGTGTTGTTGCAGTTTGTAAAGGTTGTGTAGAAGACATTAATGATGAAGGAAAGGTGCCTTGTGCCGTCAAACCAGTATTAACTGCAGTATCAACCGCTGGTGCTATCTTTGGTGCCATCAATTGAGCATTAGAAGCTATGTCTGTTGCAGTAGTTCCTGCACTAAACCCACCACCTGTAGGAAGTCCTGATGTACCAATTCCTTGATTAATTAAATTTTGTTCAGCAGTAGTAGCCGCCTTTGCCCCCGCTCCTACTTTAGCGGCAGATCCAGCAAGTCCTGCACCACCGTAACCACCTAGTCCACCTGTTAACGCTCCTAGAAAAGGATTTTCACCTGATAACGCCGCAATACCTGCACCTGTTAATGCACCTGCAGCAATACCTTTTCCGAGTATGCCCCCCATAAATGAAGTACCAAACCCAGGAAACATAAATCCTGCAGCTATTGGAAGTGCTGCTTTAAATACATTTTTAAGTTTAAATGCTTCAGGTAACCCTGTTTCAGGATTAATAGTTAAAGAGCCACCTTGTGCCATAGCCAACCCTTGAAGTCCTTGAAGTTCTTCTGGGCTCATATGAACGAGCATTGAGTCGCCGTTACGACCTAGGGATGCTAAACCTTGTGCTGATTGATCCATCATAATTAAAAATCCTTAAATATATGCTAATAATATCATGTTTCTAATGCCTTATGCTACTGTAATTGTAGGTGCTACGCCTGTTATTGTTACTGTTCTAGTTGGCACAACGTTGCCATTAAATACTCTCGGTGCTGCTCCTACTAAGTTAACTGTGCCTATCACTCCGTTAACTGTATTTGCTAATACAATCTTTAAAACTCCGCCATCGTTGTATACTGTGCCTACTCTTTGACCTAGTGGACTGGTGGGCAGTGCTAATAAAGTTAAACTATCAATAACTATAGGCGTTGTAGAGTCTAGCTGGCGAAAATAAGTATTAAGCGCCCGTATAACTTGGTTAAAGTATTCAGGATCATATGTACTTGGTGCTAACGGTAATGATGGTGATGAAAATAGCTTTAAGCTCATCTTAGTTTCTTAGTCCATCAGGTCTTGCATCAACACGAGGCATACCTAGTTGCCATTGAACCCCTATACCGGTTGAACCAATTTTAAAATTCATTTGTCTACCACGAGCTCTTACAAATACTTGGTTTGTATATTGATTAATTGTAGCGGTTGTAGTACCTGTTACAGTCACAGCCTCTGCTGTTGATTCACCTTCTGCATTAGTAGTCGATGATACTGCACCTGGGAAATTACGTACACCTACCGTCAATATTACTTCTGGTACGAGTGGTGCGCCTGTTACGCTGTTAGTTAAATCAGAATTTGTAAAATTCACATCAGGAATGACACGACGTATTAACATGTATTTATCGCCGTCTTCAATATCAATGTCAGCAGATTGTATGTAGGAATTAATAGGTAATGGTGCCGCATTTAAAGGTTGACCATCATCATGTCCTAATTCGTGTTGGTATACATAACCATGATCTGCAGCAAGAGGATAATCAACAACACCTGCATCAATCCACGCTGTTCTTTGTATGGTGCCAAAGTACCAAATATTTTCACTATAATTATAGACAACGTAGCTATCAATTTCAGAAGCATTTAAAGAGCAATAGAACCAAATCACTTCGTTAAACTCAGCATTAGATCCTGCAAAGAAAATTTGTTTTTGGTTTCTATTTAAATTATCAAACACGTATTGACGTAGTGTACAAGGTAAGGTATCTACTCGACCTGAATAAATATAGAACTTATCATTACCCATCCAGTAAACCACGTTGTTCGCAGATACTACAACATTAGGTCCTGCAATAGATAAGTTAGATGCAATAAGAGATTGTCCAAATACTTCAGAAGTACCTAAAAATTGTAGTGACGTTAAAGATATATCAGTCCAAATTAAAACTTCTTGTTTTGTAGATAACCCAGCAACAATTTGTGAACCTGCTTGTAGTCTTAAGAACCCTGCTGTATTAGTTAGAGTAGGTTGCCAGTTTTCTGGTTCTGGACCAATATCAGGATCTACATTAGCCCAACGTACAAGTAGCGGATCAAAAGAACCTAAATAGTTGGGTGCCGCCGCCGCTGCATTATAGTTTGTACAACCTAGTGCTAATAGAAAACCTTGTGGTGAGAATAATATTTTAGTGACTTGTTGAGGGACTGCGACTGCACCTGGTATAGCACTTAGTAAAACTG